TGGTTCGGTCTGAAGTCTGGAGCGCCTTGCCCTGTTTCAAACCATGCAGGATGCGTAACGCGCACCCGATTATTTGGTAACGCTACTATGTTACCTGTCAACTCACCAGCATCTAACAACTCTAGCACATGGCTTTGTTTGTGTTGTGCTGGGTGGTCTGCTACTTCGCTATCTGTATAATCAACAGTAAAGTAATATTTAGCAGGATAAAATTCACCGTCTACCTTGGCTATCCAAGGTGCAGGAGATGCGCGTTCAATCTTATAGACTGAATGATAATGAGACATACAGTCCCAAGGTTGCGCTAGATAGGGTGGTAACTCTGTAGGCCACTCTTCATAGGGTACATCAGCTACAAGCGCTGTCAGCGGCATCCTAGCCCACATAGCGCCACCATGTACGTTAGGGTCGTCAGTATCATCAGACTCACATCCTGTGAATATGACTTGAAAACTAAGAGTGCGGTTGGGCATCGTAGTCACGGCAACCACCATAGCATGTAAAAATTCACCATGATATTCCTCTAAATTCTTAGTGTACTCTCTCCGAACCCACGCATTGAAGTGTGGTATATTTGATTGTAAGTATGGCATTTATCATCTTTCGGTTTTGCTCCATGCAAGATTCTCTTCGTAGTTTCTACCCGTAAAATCTTCCCACATGGGTTTTAACATAGTATGCAATTCATCTATTTTTTGACTATTAGCGTCAGTCTTTACAGCCATGATAGCTATATTCTTATCTACTTCTATTAGAGTGGAGGATATCCATGTAAGCCCAGCTACGCATACGCCTACAAAAGCGACGAAAAGAGTGCCTGTTATAAACTGCTGTCCTAACATTTCCATCTCCGTCTTGCCTGACGCAACCTACTATTAGGATTCTTAGCTGCCTTTGGAAATTGTTTCATCTGACCTGCAGAACGAGCGCAGTATGATTTACGCCGTTTAGCAGCTTTACTACCAGCTTTTACTTTGCCTGTTACAGCGGTCTTTAGTTTGCTGCCGGGGTTGTCTTTACGGTATTTAGCAACACCTTTTTTAGTCATCCCAGCACCAGACTTAGTAGGACGCTTATGTCCTCCACCAATGGTGTGGCCCTTCATTGTGCCTTTTCGCCTAGCCATGGAAAAAAGTCATCATGTCTATAGTGGCTATCGTGTATTTAACTGACATACCATCTTCAAACAAAACACCGTCTGCCGGTATAGTTCTGTCTAATGTGGTGTTATCAGTTCCGATAGTGCGGGACTTAAACACTGCAGATCCGTTCTCTGGAGTATTATTAATAAACTCCACTGTCCCTGCTGTGCCACCAGATACTATAGAAAACCCTTTGAGTCTGATTCTGTTACTTCCGTTGATGGCTTCGGCGCAAAGATCGCCTGACCCTACCGTGATGTTCGCAGCATATTTTGCAGAACATTCTACAGCACTTACTGTTAAAAACAGCTTTGCGCCTGCTACAGCTTCAGCACTACCAGTAGAAGTTATAACTTCTGTCATAGCGTTACCAAAGACATCTGTACCGGTTATTGTGCAGGTCTTAGAATTATCTCCTGTACCAGTCGTGGTCACAGTAACATTTCTAGCACCGCCTCCAGCAAACGTGGTTTCCGCCATAGTCGCGCTAGTATCAGGTCTAGCGGCTGTCACCAAACGATCTGGATCTGATGCGTTCTCGTCGCTTATAAACTTAGGTATTATGTCTGAGCTATGACTCATTTCAATCTCCTTATAAAAAGGAGAGGGGTGTTACCCCCTCTCGTTACTAGGCTTCGTAGCCCATCAATTCAATAAAGAGTTTACCAGCAGTATAGTCTGCGTCGGTAGCGGCACCTGTGGTTAAGTATAAAAACTCATCTGCGGCAGGTACAGCAGCAAAGAAAACTTTACTACCTAGAGTTGCGTCACCAGAGTTAACTAACAATGTCTCATCTAAGCCACTAATAGCTCCGTCTTCAACACCTGTTCCCTCTGTAGCAGAGTGAATGTTAATATCTGGATCACCGCCAGCAGGAGCTTCAAAACATTCCATGCTTCCAGTCAAGATAGTGCCGTTTTTTGCAGCAGTAATTTGACCAATGTGACAAACAAGTGCTGTGCCGTTGACACCAATGATGTCTGCACCACCTGTTGAGCGTAGACCAGTCAGGTCAATAAGAATACGAGTTGTAATGATGCCGCCCACACGTTGAACTGAACTGCGGTAGATTGTTCCAGAACCAGTTGTAATACCAGCACCAGCTTCTACAGCCATCGTGTTTGCATCAAAAGAAGATACACCAGTTGAACTGATGCTTGAAAGAGTTGTAATAGCTCCGATAGAGTTTTCACTTATTGAAGTAAAGCCGCCTTTTGAGCGAACCGCACCTGCAAAGGTAGTATTAGCCATTTCAATCTCCTGTCGTGGCTAGTGTCAGTCACCCAATGCGACTGTCAGGAATAAGATATAGTATATGAAAAAGAAGGGAGTGGCAAGCCACCCCCCTCTAATATGTTTATGCTCCGGGTGAACCGAAGATGCCCAACGGATCGGACACACCGAATGAGTAACGCTCACGGGCTTTGTACCGGCTGTTGCCAGTATCAAAATCAGCATCCATAGAGGTAGCCATCGGGCTACGTGTGAAGTGCTTCAGACCGTTAGGAACGTCTGTCATCAGGAACCACGCATCGGTATCTGTCAGGTAGTGATTGACAGTGTAACCTTCAGGAACAGAACCGTTATTGCGAAGTGCATTAAGGTCGTTGTCCGCTGTACCTACGCGTCCTTCAGTCTCCAACAAACGAGTTGCCACAAACTGCAGATTCGGTGGGATAACCAGCTTGCGGGCTTTTGATGCTATCAGCAGTCCACGCTCGTCAGTCCAACCAGCAATCTGGATAATAGCGGCTTCAAGTGAAGTCTCGTTAAGATCCGCTGCAGTTGTAGGTTCGTTAGAGTTTGTACCACCAGAGATTAACGGGTGGTCAGTAGCACAAAGTGACTTACCGTCACCATATGTAGTACCAGAAGCAAAGGCATTATTCAGAATTGTAGCTGCCTTAACTTGTTTTGTGTACGCCATCGCACGAGCCAATGCTTTAGTATAACGAGATGACAGTGAGTCATACAAGTTATCCTCAATAGCTTCCTCAGTAATTGAGAAACCCATTGCAACGGTTTCGTGTGAGTAACGAGCTGTGAATGCTTCCTGTGCATTGTCATATTCGATGGCAGAGCCTTCGTTTTTAACAGGTGCAGCAGAAAATCCTGACAGCTTTGTCTCTTCTTCAAATGAACGATCGGAAGTCTCTGTTTCAAAGATTTCCCCATGTTCTTCACCATACTTAGCGTACTCCAAGCCAAACAAAGCGTTTAGACCGGGAAGGAGTTCTTTAAGTAGTTGTGCGCGTGAAATAGCCATTATCTACTCCTCCTTATACGCCAGCGGTTTGCTGGTAGCGGTGATAGCCTTGTGTGAGCTTAACAATAAGTTCAACAAAGTTACCAGAGCTGTTTTTTGTGTCAGGGACAACGTCAACAACAGTAAGTGGTAGAATTGTTGCTACGTTATTGGCGAAAGCACCCATACGACTGTTACCTGAAGCTGTCAGGCCAGTGTTGAGTACAAGTTCTGCATTACACGAAATAGCGTTAGCACGGGTAATGAATGCAGGTAGTAGACCACCAGTGGCACCGTCAGCAGATGCGCTAGTGCAGTTTACTACTTTAAACAGAACGTTTGGATCGTCACATACAAATGCTTCGATGTCAGACGCTACTGTACTAGCAGGATAGTCTTGGCGGAAGGTCAATTGACCTGTATTTGGATCTGTAAAGCTACAACCCAAGAATACACCAATAACACCAGCAACTACTGAAGTATTGTTCTGTAGTGTAGTGATAATGATTGTTCCATCGTTCTTATACTGTACCACATCTCCATTAAAGATGCCTGTACCGTAGTTTGAAGCGATAGGAATCTTACGTGTGGCACCCGCATAACTATGACCGCCAATCATTCCGATTGGTTTTAGGCCATATGGGGCATCAATGGTAGGATATGCCATCTATTTGTCTCCAGATAACAAAGGTTTATGTCTAACCCCCTTGACCAAAAGTAACTTTTGATTTCCGCTCATGGAAGAGCGGCATACGGGGATCGTTCTCTCTCATAAGGTTGTTATCAACTGATTCAATCTGGCCCCGTGTTTGCTGTTCGTAATACTCGGTGCGTTCTTCAATCAATTCATTTGGAGCTTTGCAAAGGATTAGACCTCCAATTACAACATTATCTTTGAACTTCTCGTTCTCGATAGTAACCATTGTAATCTCAGGATGGTCTGTAGCTTTTACAGGCTCCCAACCTTCACGAAACTTGGAAGAAACATTGGTGGCGTCGGTTTGCCCCTGCGTGGCGACTCTAATCCAACGAAATGCGTAACCCGGCTCGGGATTCGGTGAGGGCAGTGTCTCTGGTCTTTGCCAAGCTCTAGTACGAGTCGTTTTTTCGTGGGTGGTCTCTTCACGGTTAATACGGTTTTCAGCCATTAGTTTTTCCTCATTTCTTCTGCAACCTTTTGGGCGTATAGTTCTAAGGGTACTCCGAGTCGTTTAGCTATAGACACTTGTGTTTGCGTTAGCGTTATTTTCTTTGGCGCTGCGCTCCGCGTTGCGGGTGCAACCACATTTGCTTGTCTCTTAGGCTTCTCGACTTCTACTTCAGCATCCTCGAAACTATCGGGGAATACTTGGCGCATACGAGAATCAATTCTCTCGTAGTATTCGTCGCTCCCAATGGCAATGCCATCCTTCTGAAGCTTACTGTGCAACCCCATCGCTAGAGCGGTCATCTCATCGTCTGACCCGAACCATGAATTAGCTGCTGCCCATTCATTAGCCCGTGTATCTACCGGTGGAGCGGTTTCTGTTGATAAGTTAACAGGAGTTTCTTCTTCCTGTAAAGCGGGAAGTTTGAAATTATTTAGCCTATCAGCCTTAATCTTGGCAGACGTTAGGCTTTCTTGTGCTTCAACGACTGCTTCTGCGTCTCCAGACTCATACGCTACTTTATATTTAGCTTTGGCCTGTTCTAGCTCACCTGTAGCAGAACGTTTAGCTTGCTCAAGCATAGTTGATTGATTTTTACCAACTGTGCCTTTTAATTCTTTGTTCTCATCTACCAGCTTTCTGGCATATGCTTCTAATTCTTGTCTTTCGCGGAGGGCTGTTTCTTTTGCCCGCCTTTCGTCGTGGTAGCCTTTGCTGAAATGTTTGATCCTGTTTTTGACCTTGTCAGAGTATTCTTCAAGTTCTTCATCAGTGACATCAGACGGTGGCTCAGAAGTCTTACGCCCTCTATCAGCTTTTGGCGTGTCATCAACAACTTCAATTTCAAGTCCGTCATCACTAGTATTACTTTTACTCTCAGGTTCTGGTTTAGGCTCTGCAGGCTTTTTCCCAGATAGGTCAATTTCGATTGCACTGGAACTCTCCACTTCGATATCCGGTTTCTTTTCCTGCTCATCAGGAAACTCATACTCTACTTTTTGAAACGCCATGCTAAACTCCTATACTCTGCAGATTCCACGGGGGTCAGGTATAACTGCCTCAATAGAATCGTCATTCATCAAACGAAACTCTTTACCATTTACTTTAAAACGGGTGCCAGTGTTCATACGAAACATTACGTAGTCACCAACTCCACACCATGCGCCTGTAGGGAACCGGTCTTTATCGCTATAGGCGGCATCGCCCATATCAATAACCACACCCATGATCGACATGATGTATTCTTTGTGTTTTTCACCATCGGTCTTAAGTAGGCTGCTGCCTTCGTAGGTATCACTTATATCAGGTAACGCTACCAGTAAGCGGTATCCACAAGGCTTGGGTAGTTGTGCATCCCAATCTTCATCAGGAGTAATTTTTTTGATTGCTTCAGTCATCATCATCTTCCATTTGATTGCGCGAGAGGTCGTTTACGTAGTTAAGGCAAGTTTCTAGACCTCGAATGAAACCTGTTGCTTCTTTGTACTGAGGGAAATCTTTAGCTCCACCAGCACCGATAAACTCTAGTGCAGAGGTTTTATCCTCGTTAATTCTATCGTTAAGCACGTCAAGGACGGTTTTAGCCATAGTTAATCTTTCTTAGCATCAGCTAATTTAATTACTTCCAAGTCCATTTTATTTTGCTCAGAGCGTTTATCTGCCCGCATCTTTACACCAGCTTTTTTAGCGTCAATACCTACCTCAATCTTTTCAAGCTGTAGTCGCTCTTCTTCAAGTTTGACATCTGCCATATCTTTAGTAAGTTTGCGTTTCTGCTCTTCTTGTTTGATCTGCATATCAGCAGCGTCTTTCTGAGTCTTACGCTGCACTTCTTGTCCTTTGATCTGCAGCTCTTGTTGTTGAAGCTGGAACATAGGATCTTGCTGTTGCTGCTGTGCCTGTTTCTGTGCGGCTTCTTGCTGGTTTGCCTGTGTAAGCTGCTTGCCAGCCTCGGAAACAACCCGTGCAAGCTGCACTTCGATCTCTTCTGGAAGCTCTTCGTTTGGTGCTGGTAGTGGCGCACCAAGTTTTTCTTCAATATCTTTGCGGTATTTGAACCCAAGATGCTCTGCGATGTGGGCTTGCAGGGATGCCATGATCTGTTGTGCTTGTGGATTTTGTCCAATAGAACCCATAACCGATGGATCTTGCATAAACGCCATATGGGCGCCGATGTGTGCCTCATGGTCTTGGTAGATAAACGCCTTCATAGGTTTACCAATAAGTGCGTTCATGTTCTCACTGACAGGATCTGCAGGCTTCATATCGTCCTTTATAGGAACAAGTTTGTCTGCGTTCTTTACTCCAAGAACTTCGATCATCTGTCTGTGTAATTGTGGTAGGTCGTAAATCTGCGGTGCCTGAGATGACATCTGCAGAACAGCCTGATACTGAACAACCCGCTGTGCCATGGTAGAACTGTTAGGATCACTAACGGGAATAACATCCACCATCGTATAGTCAGACTGACGGGCAGATACTTCCCCCCTAACAGGCTGATACGCATACTCTGCTGGCGCGTATTCTGCCATTAAAGCTTTAAGGAGCTTGAACTCCTGCTTCATAGCATAATGAACACGGGCTTGTACTGCAGCCATTGGCTTTAGTGTACGCTCCAAGAGCGCCAGCGTTGTGCCTACCGGAGCATTAGCTGACATATCAGATATGTTCATGTCGCTAATAGCGCCCAGTCTGCGGCCTTCGTTAGTGATTTTATCTAGCAAAGCTAGAAGTGTCTGAGATGGTTCCTTGTACGGTAGGGGCATGATGTTGTCACGGATACTACCTGACGGCACATCCACATCTTTAAACTCTCCCGGCTCAATCGGAGAGTCATCCCCCTTGATACGCAGCCCACGGGACTTTAGTCCACCGGGCAAATTAGCGAGCGTACCGGCATCGACAAGTTGGCGTATCAAGGAGGTTCCTGCTCGTGCGTATCCACCAATAATGTGGACAAGCCCAAGACCATAAAAGCCAAATCCCGGTACATATGGGTAATGTACAAAGTGCTGGCGCTTCAGTTTGAGTGGGTCTTCAGGGTTCCAGTTACGTCTAATTGCAAGAACTTCCCCTGACCCACGCTCTATAGTAACAACATATGGCTTGCCGATCTCTTCTTCAAAATCATCAAACCCTTCAACTACAAGGTCAGCATGTACTTCGTACAGTGCATACCGATCATCATCAGTCAGAGAGTAACCACCCTCTTCAGCCTTACGTATCTCAATATCAGAGTGGTAAGGCTCTGGCTCATTAAGATCCACGTCACGGTAGAACTCACTAGCCTGTAACTTCTTAAGCTCGTTCTTTGTCTTACGCATAACATGCGTGACACGCTCCGCAGTCTCAATATGTGACGCGCTGTACGGCACGATACAATCTTCTGCGGGTATAAACAACGCAACCTGACGCCCTATGTTGGGGTCATGGTATACCTTCTTAAACGCCGACCCACCTAGTCCCAAGCTATATAACATACGCTCATGCTCTGGGCGGTACTCTACCATATTCTCGGTAAGCTCAAAGTTCATGTCGGCTTTGACGCGGGCTGCGGCTTCAGTCTTCTCTCTAGTCTCTTCACCTAGAATCTTTGTTTTTACTGGGCCAAGCGCAGGGAATGTCTCGCTCATAGTCTCAGCTTGGAACCTGATGGCTGCTTCTGCTAGCACTGTAGAGTACACACCGCAGGCGCCTTCCCAAGGCTCGGTACGCTCTTCGTACTTTAACCCCAATACATCCAGACCATCTACAAATGTGTCTGCCCACTCTTTGCGGCTATCAAGGTCAGAATCAATAAGGCCAATCAGTTCTTCAGCTAACGATGCAAGGTCACCTTCCTCCATCGCTTCAGCTAGGTTACCATCGAACGGCATATCGCCTGATTCCTGACCGGGAATAATAGTTATTTCTACACTACCATCATCTAGTGTAACCATTTCTGGATCAACAATCTCAATCTCCAGATCTGCCTGTGGCATATCACCTTCTGGCATCTCTTCATCCATACCTGCTGGAGCTTGGTATAACCCTTTTTCAATCGCCATAATATTAACCCCTAATAGTATCCGCTGCCGCGTCGCTTAAAGTATCGTTGTTCTTCAGGTTCATCACTAGGTAGACGTATAAAGCCCCCTTGGCGGAATCGCATAAGGGCCATAACTGTTGAATCAACTAGGTCATCATGGCTCATAAACGGGAATCCTGCAATCTCTTCCACCACTTCTTCTGCCCAGCGGGTCTCTGGAACCCAGCACAAGCCCGATGCTACGATATCAGATACAGAGTTTAGACGGGCCAACTTGTCTCCTGAACCTCTATGTGGGGTGTATTCCTGTACAGGCAATCCTGACCTGCGCATCTCCTGATACAGAGCCACGCCAGAACTTTTCTTCTCAACGATAAACGCGTCTGGCTCCCAGTCTTCATATTCTTCCATGGCAAGCTGCTTAAGCTCTGGGAAATTCCATACGCTTTTTTATGCTATTTAGCAATATAATATTATAATTGTCCTCTTCCTCATTCAAAAACACACCCCATGTCGTCAATGCTGTGTAGTCAGCACGGTTGTGTGTCTCTGCTGCCGCATCCAAAGACATGATAACGTATTCACACTCAGGTGGATGCTCGTGCTTCCATACACCCCACCAGTCACGTTTGATAAGTGCGGCTTCTTCTGCGGTCGGTTCTTGTTGATACTGCGCGTTCCACTGAAACGCAGGCATAGACGCCTTAGTGCGTAGTAGAGCTTCCAGATCAAAGAACTCAGGCCACAGGGGTTTCTGTTCTGACTTCTTGGTTTTCTTGTTTATTATGTCCAGTATAGCTGGAAACTCGACCACATCATACTGGTCAGACCGTTCGTTCTGCCCCATGTCTCGCACGACCCGTCCTGTCAGGTCATCCATGTGCCATCTGGTTTGTATGATAGCTACACGGCCTCCCGGCATTAATCGTGTACGCGCTCCGAAGGTGAACCACTCGTATGCTTTTTCAAAGACTTCAAAATTTCCGTTAATGACATCTTGTTCGGAATGGGGATCGTCAACGAGCAGGAGGTCAGCGCCACGACCAGCAATAGAGGAACCAATACCACACGCATAATATTCACCTCCTGAATTAGTGTTCCAACGTCCAGCAGACTTAGAATCTATCGCCAGCTTCACTGTAGGGAATATGGAACTGTACTCATCTGTAGATATAAGGTTACGTACCTTACGTCCAAAGTCTACCGCCAGATCAGTGGTGTGCGATACCATCATAACTTTCTTATTAGGGTTCCTGCCTAAGAACCATGCTGGAAAAAAGATAGAAACAAGCTGCGATTTACCGTGTCTGGGGGGTATATTGACGCAAATACGGTCCT